CGATTAGGCACCAAAGTTTACGCTGGCTTCAACATTTCCGCAGTCCAGCAAAACGCCAACTACTGGGAGGTGCTGGGGATTATGCCGGTTAATGACCAGGGGAAGGTCTCGCTGGATAAGAAGAACCTGGCGACGTATCGGCATCACGAGATTGTCCGGGCGTATGAGACGTTCAAAAAGGCGGACAAGCGTTCGACGATGGCGAAAAAGCTGATCGAGAATGTGCAGCCGGATGGGCGGATTAGGGCGCAGTTCATGCCATTGCAGACAGCCACATCTCGCTTCAGTTGTGCAAACCCGAACCTTCAGAACATTCCCCGTGACAAGGAGTTTCGCGGCGCGTTTATCCCTTCGCCGGGGATGGCGATGATCCAGGCGGACTACAGCGCGATGGAGCTGCGCTATTTGGCGTTTGCTACTAAGTGCGCTCCGATGTTAGATGCGTTCAACACTGGGGTGGATTTGCACACCCGTACTGCTGCGCTGATGTACGGGGTGGCAGACGCGGACGTGGTTAAGGATCAGCGCACTGCGGCGAAGGCATGTAATTTTGGCTTGGCCTACGCTAGTGCTGCAAAGGGCCTTCAGCAATACTTCGCAACGTTGGGCCTATACATCACGCTCAAGGAGGCGCAGGGTTTTCACAAGATGTGGCACGAGGCCTATCCCGAGGTGGGGTTATGGCACCGCTGGTGCCAGCAGCAGGTCGATAGGGGCAACCCGGTGCGGACGGCTATCGGTTGGCGCCGCAAGTTGTACGGAGAGGAGAACCGGGTACAGATCTACAGCAACAACCATGTGCAGGGCTCCTGTGCTGGGATCATGAAATGTGCCATGGTCTCTATTCACCGTGCGTTGCCGGCTGGGGCAAAGATTGTTGCGGTCGTGCATGACGAGCTTTTATGCGAGTGTCGCATAGAAGATGCGGAGGAAGTGCTCGGGATTGTTGTTGGCGAGATGGAAGATGCCGCTAGGCCAATGGTCGGGGATGCGGTCTGCCTGAAAGCCGAAGGCGGAATCGTTTCGAGTTGGGGTGATAAGTGAAGAACTACATGTCAACCCCCTTGACAGGTACGCTAGGTGACCCAATCGAGGTCGTAGCAATAAAAGACCTGTCCCAAGTGCTGCAGGGTGCAGCAGAACGCTTTCTTACAGGCGCAGAGCCACTGCTTCCACCTGTTGCATCCGAATGTCTACCTGCTGCACAAAAGCTAGGTACACCTGACGTAGCTCCTCAAACGACTCAAAGTGGTCAAAAACCGCTGGGTCGGAAAAAGCCGCTAGTAGCTGTGGGTCGGGGCCCTGCTTCTGCGCCAACGCTCGCAGGCGCTCTCGTTTTAGGTCTATCGCTGGTTGGAGGTCTGGATCCCCTTTTGCCTCAAGCTCGGCGATCTGGTTCAGAAGCTGAAGTTCTTCGGGGTTTTGCTGGTGAACCCGAGCGGCAACATCGGCAGCTCGCTCTGACAGGGCCTGGTTAATCGCTGCCCGCACCACGTCTTCGTGGGTGCTCTTGTAGCGCTGCTCGCATTCGCGGGATTTGCAGATGACGCTGGCGATGCGGCGCGAACCCGCATAGGTCATCTTGCGCCCGCAGCCAGAGCAGACGCAGAGTCCAGTTAGGAGGCGTGGTGTTGTGTTGGCCACATGTCCCCAGCGACGGGCGTTGTCTTTGAGCTGGCGCTCGAACACTCCAAATTCTGTATGGGTTATGAGTGGGGGGTGGGTGTCCCAGACCACCGTCTCATAGGTGTGGTTCGGGAGTTGGTTATAGCCCAAACCGCCACGAATTGTTGGATTGAGCAGCCATGCACGGACTGAACGACACGAATTAAGAGGTATTGGTCCTAGTCCTCGCTTGTGCCACTCATCAAGCGCAGTGTTCGTGCGCATGTGGACTTCTTTGAGCAACGCAACGAACTGCTGCGCTCTGCTCCATTCCACAGCATCAGGGATAAGAGCGCTGTTGTCTGCATTTTTCGCGTAGCCCCAGGCGGCACGACCTCGCAGGGGGCGGGCCTTCTTGCGCCCCTCGGCATAGCCCGCCTTCACCCGCATGGACAGCATCCGCGACTCCACCTCAGCCATTGAGGTGGCGATGCGAGCAAGCAAGAAGCCTTGGGGTGACTGGGCCTCGACCGTGCCGCCGTCTAAACAGGTGATGGTGACACCGTGCTTTGCCGCAATAGCGATGAAAGCGTCGGTTGCGGCGGCATCCCTGCCTAGGCGATCTAATCGAGTGACGACTATTTCACTGATGCTTTTAGTGGCGATCCGGCGCAGCAACTCGACGTAGCCCTTGCGCTCCTGGGATAGCCCACTTTCAATGTCTTCGATGATCTCCGCAACACCTGACGCCTCAACCCTTGAGCGTTGGTTGATAAGGGCGGCTGCCTGCTCCCCCGTCGCGGTGGAAACACGGCAGTAACCGATTCGCAGCTTTTGTCCCATGGGACAGAGGCTAAAGCCACTTGCGTTCCACGGGTGGTGCGGTACTCTCAGCAAGTCCTCAGAGGAACCATGTCCAAAAACCTTGCCCTGAACGGGTTCTCAGCTGCCATCGAGGAGTGTGTGCGGCACACATCAGCACTTATGCAGCTGATCAACCGCCTTAGTGATGCACAAATTGATCAGTCCGCTGCGCATTCCGTACACGACATTGAGGAGCTGACCACCGCCATCAAGGCCATCTCGGACGCAGTGCGTGGCGTCGCTTCTGTGGCACAGCTAGAAGCCACCCGGAACGGCCTGTGAGCAACCAATGCGACCCCGTGCAGCAAAACGCTGTGCAAGACCTTCTCGAAACTTGGTACGAGCTGGATGGGCGCCACGAGCGTTCCCACCCGATGCACGGCCTTTATTGCGGCCTGGCCGAGATCTACCGCCAACAGGAGGTGGGCGATGACGACTGAAGAGCTTTTCCTGCAGTGGTGGCGGGAGTCGTACCCCAACGCCAAACCTCCCTCGCAAGTCGTTATGACCCACGTCGCGTTTGCGGACTACATCTCAGCCCTCCAAACCCAGACACTGCTTCAGCAGGTGCGGGGAACCACAGGGGGTAAGGCCTGATGGTGGTCCTTTGCGACACCACCCTGCGCCGCCTGTGCGCTGAGGGGATGCTTGAGGGCTACGAGGAGAAGCGGATTGGACCCGCCTCCATTGATCTCAGATTGGGACCCACAATTCTCGTGGAGTATCCCCAGACCAGTGATCTGGTGAAGAAGAGCATCGTGGGCACTGAGCCCCATGCTCCCCACTGGTTAATGCCCATGGAGTTCATCCTGGGGCACACCATCGAGCGATTCCACATCCCAGACAGCTATTGCGCTCAGTTCATCTTGCGCAGCAGTTGTGCCCGGCGTGGGTTGCAGCACCTGCAAGCAGGCTTCATTGACCCCGGTTTCAACAACAGCGTTTTGACGCTGGAGCTGAAAAACGTGCGCCGGGTTCACCCGGTCGCCATCTGGGAAGGGATGCCCATTGGCCAACTGGTGGTCATGCGGATGGACAGTGAACCTGAACGCTCTTACCGGGAGGTGGGCAGGTACAACAACTACCCATCTGTCCAACCGAGCAAGGGCATCTACTAATGAAGTGCCCCCACTGCTTCGGTTCGCTGCTCAAGGTCGAGATGTCTAAGCACGACGCACCGGAATCGGTGATCAGACAGCGCAAGTGTAAACACTGCAGTAAAAAGTTTTACACCTGTGAAGTAATGATCCCCCGTTGCGCATTCAAGTGGGTAGGCAATCAAGACCTCCGACGTACCCCTGATTTCCAAAAGGTCAAATTCACAGCATGAGTGTCACACTTGTCCACCGCACCGATGGCGCCGAGGCGCTCATCGCAATGATGGCTCGGGTCAGCAACCCAGCCAACCAAAACAACGACGAAACTGCCCCACGGCTGATCCGCTACCTCATCCAGCACAAACATTGGTCGCCCTTCCAGATGGCGAACATGTGCGTTCGGATCGAGACCGAGCGGGACATTGCTGCTCAGATCCTGCGCCACCAGAGCTTTAGTGGCTTTCAGGAGTTCTCCACCCGCTACGCCCGTAGCTCCGTTGCTGAGGTCCCGCACTTCCGGCGCCAGGACACGCAGAATCGCCAATCGTCATTCGATGACTACAGCGAGCAAGCGCAGAAAGCATTTGGCGAAGCAGCAGGTAAGGTCATTGTTGATTCCTATCGCCTGTACTACGACTTGCTGGAGAAGGGGGTGGCACGGGAGACAGCCAGGCGCATCTTGCCGCTATGCACCCCGACCACGATTTACGCGAACGCCACACTGCGAACTTGGATCCACTACATCCAGGTCCGAACCGACGTGTCCACCCAGCTGGAGCACCGCCTCATTGCGGAGGAATGCAAACGCATCTTCAGTGTGCAATTCCCGGTGATCGCAGAAGCGGCTTTTGGCGAGGGGGCTGAGTGACCATCTCCCGTTATCAATCCGCCCAATCGACTGAGGGGGTGGCTGGGGTGCTGCTGGAGGTGGTGGACGAGGCGCTGCACTTTGCAGCAGCTCAGCATCCTGCAGTGTGCAATCGCTCGCTCTACGAGTTTGCAGCCCAGTTGAAGTACGCCGTTCAGGGCGCGGAAAACTCGTTAAATGAGGGAAAGAGTGGCAACTGAATCAACAATGCAGTCCTATCTAAACGATATTGGACGCTATCCGTTGCTTTCACCAGAGCAGGAATTGTTACTGGGGCGGCAGATTCAAGCTGCTAAGGAGCTGCAAGATGGGCTGGCGGAGGGGCAAAAGCTCACCCCCACCCAGCGGCGCACCCTGCGGATCGGCGCAAAAGCGCGTGAGCAGATGATCCGGGCCAACCTCCGACTGGTGGTCAGCATCGCCAAGCGCTACTCCCGGCGGGTCAGGCACCTCAGCTTGCTGGACCTCATCCAGGAGGGATCCATGGGGTTGGTGCGGGCGGTTGAGCTGTTTGACCCCCAGCGTGGTTACCGCTTCTCTACCTACTGTTATTGGTGGATTCGCCAGGGCATTACACGGGCGATCTCCGTTAAGGATCTGGCAATCAAAATCCCTTCTTCTTTCTCTGAGAAGTTGCCGATGATCAGACGCAAAACGGAGGAGCTGAGTAAGGAGCTGGGGAGGCAGCCCACCCGTGTTGAGCTGGCGGGGGCTCTAAAAATGTCGCCTGATGAATTGGCGACACTCTTCATTCGCACTCAACGTCCATCCTCATTGGATGGGCAAATCACGGATGATGGCGTTCAGCTGTGCAACGTAATTAGCGACCCCAATGCGGAAGACGCATACGACAAGATCGAGAACGACTACACGTTCCTCGATGCGGGCCTAGCCCAGTTGTCGCAACGGGAGCGGGAGGTGGTTGTCCTGCGGAACGGCCTCGACTATCACGAAACTCGTACCCTGGGGCAGGTGGCTCACTTGCTGGGGGTGTCGAGAACGACGGTCCAACATGCCGAAGGTCGCGCCCTGCGCAAACTGCGCGTATTTATGAATACGGCACAGCGGTCAACCAACACCCAGCTCGTCGCAAATCTCCTTAGCCAGTTTCATAAAGAAGGGCAGCTCATCGGCGTCCGCTGAGGCCCCTAGAAACACCAACGTCTCCAGCTCTGAAATGTGCAGGATTGCGTTGTTGAGCAGTTGCTGTTGGTAGAAGTTCTGGCGGATCAGTGAGGCGGTCAGCGCCCTAACCTTGTCGGTATCAGGGTGCTGGCTGACCTCACGCAGCGTCTGTTCCAACTGCAGCTCTTTGCTCAGTGGAACTTCAATGTCCATCCAGCTTTTTGGCTGGTCTGCCATTGCACCTGTGCGTACACACCAGCCTATCGAGACCTCATGGACCCTGAAATGCGAGCCGAATTAGACCACAATGGCACCCTGATTTGGGTGGTTGAAGGCAGGGGGATGCGCTTCACCCACACTCAGCAGTGGCAAGCAGAAATAATGTGCCACTATCTATGTGATAGTGCTGGTGTATCCATAGCAAAATGTCGGCCTCCCGGTCTGCCGTCCACTGGGGCTGGCGACGGAACCAACTGAACACCTCCTCACTTCCCTTGCGCCGGTTGCATTCACTGCAGGCGGGTACGAGGTTGGTGGTGTTGGTGCTGCCGCCGCGTGAGCGTGGCTTTATGTGGTCGAGCGTCTGGGCGCCTGCGCGATTGCAGTAGGCGCAGCAGCCGCACCAGGCTTCAAAAATACAGTCCCTGAACCGTTTCTTCGCGTCACGTTTGGTGAGCAGGTGCGTCTCGCAGATCGCGTGATCCATCGTCGGTGGTGATGGGTGGAATGGGACACGGGATAACCTCCAGTTGGAGGAGGTGATCTTCCGAGTAGGCGAAGTCGGCGCATCGGCTGTAGACGTTTTCGGCGATTTCGTTTGCGTCCTCGTAGCTGTCCAGGATGAACTGAAGCTTCACATCCACTAGGTATTGGGTCTTCACGGCGGTGTGATCCATAGGTGTCCTTCTTGCTTGCGGCGTTTGGCGAGACCGGCTTCCACGCGGGAGCCGGGGTTGCGATACAGGTAGAGCGCGTCTGGGATGTCCGCCCAACGCTTCTCCTTCAACGCACGGGTGATGGTGTTGAACTGTCCGCTGCCAAAGAAGTTGTGGCCCACGTTGAACGCAAAGCTCAACAGGGCTCCCTGCTGATTCGCATTCATCTCCTTCCAATGGGGGATGGTCTTGGCGAGTTTGTTGCAGGTGGTCTGGACTTCGTGGGCCAACATGGCGTCGGCTTGCGCTTGCGTGATTACATCCCCCGGTTGCACAGCCCTGCCGTCTGTGTAACGGGTGTTGCCAAAGCCGATTGTCCAAGGGGATCCGCCAGTGCCGGGGTCGGGGTAGGACTTAAGCCGGCAGCCCTCGTACTTACGGATTAGGTCCAGGCCCGCTGCGAGATCCGTTTGCTTGCCGGCTTGCGACCAAGTGGCAAACCAGGGACGGTCGCGCCGCATCGCAATGCCGTAGCCGTTGGCCAACAGGTCCAGCTCCAGCTCGGAGATTGCGGCTAACTGGTGGGGCAGCCGCCTGTTGAAGCGGAACAGCGCGGCAAGGGTGATCGGTTTGTCGTTCATTACGGCTCCGCGATGATTGCCCACCCGCTGCGAGGTCCCTCCACCAGCCAACGCGGTCTCCACTGGTTGAGGTTGTAGGCAACACCGTTGCCGTGGGAGCTGACGTACTGGCCGGAGGACAAGTCCAGCTGGCCGAAGGGATCGTTGGCAATCAGGTGCGTTGCCGATAGACCCTTGACGCATAGCCAATGGCCCGTGCCGCTGGGGCTGGTGTGGGGGCCTTGGTGCTTAAAGCCGCAGGGGATGGGGACGCCTCGCATTAGCTGACGCGCTAGGTCGCCAATGTCGGCTGTGGTCACGAACTTGGCAGTGATGCCAAAGCTTTTCAGGGTTTGGAGCTGGGCGTTGGCTTGGGTGGTGTCGCCGAAATCTTGGAGGCGCCGCAGGTAGCGGTCGTCTGCGTCCGGGCCGCTAAGGGCTTCGGGGCGCAGGAAACTGGTGAGCATCGCGCAGGAGCTGCTGAAGCACATGCGGTTTGCCTGCCCCGCAATGCGTGAGTCGCGCTGGCTGTAAAAAGGAACACTCAGAGGACCCCGTTCCCTAATCCCCGGCGGGCGGGTTGCGGTAGTGCCGCGAAAGGTTTCTAGAAATGCCTCGCGCTGGGCAGGGTCAAATGCCTCCCATGCTTGCTCCCAAGCTTGTACTTGATGGGGTTCAGGTTGTGAACGATCCGTCCACCGGGCGGCATCAAGAAAGTTGGTCATCAGGATTAAACCAGGGTGCTCTTAACTCCATCCCACCGCCAAGGTCGAGGCTGGCGCCGGTCTGCTCAGCAGCAATGGGATGCTCTATATAGAGGGGCTCGGGGGTTGGGGGTTCGGGGGGAAGTGCTTGTTCGTACTGCTCAATCGCAGCCGTCACATCCGCCCGAATCTCCGCATCCCGCTTCAGAGCTTTGGGAAAACCAGCCGCGCAATCTGAAGCAGCAACTGGATCCAGGTGTTGGCTTTGATCGGCAGAAGGCCGATGATCTCAGAGCCAGCAGCGACCACGATCGCGCCGATTGCCAGGGTGGTGGGATCCATTGGGGACTGGTGGGTGTGACCTAGATTTCCTATTGCTTGCCCATCTCAAGCGTTCTCACCCGGCTTTCCAGATCCGTGAGGCGCTGGCGACTGTCGTTCTTCAGTTCGGTGATGTCCGACTGCAGGGTGCTCAGGGATTGGTCGATCTTGGTGACCTGGATCCACAGTCCGCCGAAGCCGACGATTGCTGATACCAACAGGGGTGGGATGGTTAGGGCTACCCAGTTGGGGGCAAATTCAGGTTGAGGGCGCGGTTGCTCGTCGATCATCAGCAGGCGCCAAACAACTACTCAGGGTTGACCTAAGTTGCCGGCCTAGCGCCCCTGACCTCGCGTTTTTTTGCGCTTGTTGCGCTTGCGCGGACGGGAGTTGAGGCCCTGCCCGATCGAGGTTGTTTTGGGCTTTGGTTCTTTGCGGACATTGCCCGTGGAAGTCTTAGCGCGAACGGTCATTTCTAGGGTCAGGCTATAACCAACAGCCTAACCAGAGCACTAAAGCTCACTCAGTTTGTGCGGGGTCCCAAGGCAAACCGTGCGCAACACGAGGAGAAATTTGATCCTGTAATTCAGCCTCAATTCCTAGCTCGATTGCGGCGACAGCTTCTGTGCCAAGTAACTCTTCGATCCAGCTCAGAACAAGAGCCTCTGTTAGGTCCTCGAACGGAACGAGTTCATCAACTGGGCGGGTCAGGAATGCCTTGTCGGTGAAACAGGCGAAGTACCCGTTGTCGGATCCATCAACGCGGTAGGCCACCTGATGGACGTATCCATCGACGGTGTGGCGCTCCATGTCCACGATGCTCCACTTGATGATTGTCATGGGTTAGACGCTTGCTGTGTTTGTAGATGGGTAGGCGCGGCCAGCACCCCAGATGATGCGGACCTCGCCTCGGCCGCCGGCACAACCGGCGCCGGCACTGTCGTCATCGCGGGCGCCGCCGCCACCACCGGGGATGCCGCCAGCAAGTTGTGTGCCGTTTGCTCCACCCGAGCCACCGAAGCCGTTGGCGTTGAGAGCGCCAGCGTTGCCGCTAGTTCCTTGACCAAGGACGCCTGTTCCACCACCGGAGTAGCCCAGGCCGGAGTTGGTTGCGCCAGCTCCACCGCCACCGCCGCCGGTTACTGATGTGCCTGCACCCGCATTTCCGCCCGCGCCGCCATTGCCGGAGTAACCCCCAGCGCCACCGCCGCCGCCTCCTGTGTCATTGGAAGTTGCGCCGCCACCTGCACCGCCGTTCCCGCCACCTGAGACAGTTACGCCGCTTCCCCAGCTAGGGACACCCCCGGTGGTTGCTGCCGTGTTTCGGGTTAGGCCGCCAGTGCCGCCCGTTGCTGAAATCAGAGCTGTCGCCCCAGTCAGAGAATTTCTTAAGATGCTTGAAGTGCCGCCGAGACCACCGTTGGAGTCGTTGGGGCCGGCTCCTCCAGCAGCGCCGACGTTGACTATCAGTGTTTCTCCGGGGATCACGACAAATGATCCGTAGGCCAGCGCACCGCCCGCTCCTCCGGTGTTGCCTTGCGCTCGGTCACCACGCGATCCGGCACCGCCGCCTCCGCCACCGACTACCACAGCACTAACACGTCTCACGTCGGCCGGCACTGTCCAGTTGTTTGCGCCAGTGGTGGTGAAAACGGTTTGAGATGAGGCGGTTGTGGTGTCGTTGATTGCGTTCGCGGGGCCCAGCAGCAGGGTGAAGTTCGCGTTGGTGTCGTTGCCGTTGAAGATAAAACTGCCTGGGGTTTCAGTGCCGGAGGCGGTGAGCACCTTGTAAGCGCTCATAATGGTGCAGCCACCCGTAGAGCCTTGGTCTTGGGCGTCAGTTCCTGTGTCCTTCACAGCGGTAAGCGTGTAGCCATTGGGAGCTGAAAGGGCGCTGGTATCAGCAACGTTGTCGTTGTCCAGCATCCCCAGCACCACAGCCACCTGATTGCTGAAGGCTGCGCTTGCCGCTGGTGGCACGATCGAAGTGCCTCCCCCTGTACTGGTGACTTGCACGGTGATCGGGATGTCCGTGGAGACATTCCTGAAGACCGTGCAGATGTAGTTGACCGCTGAAAAGCCAGTGGTAACGGAGCTGAGGCCGCTGACTGTCATGGACGTACCGCTGGCAAATCGGTAACACCAGATACGTCCTGGGTTGGCGAGCGATGTGTTCTGAAAACCTATATCAAAACCCGTGGGGACTGCCGGGGAAACGTTGGCTGCCACCGCTGCCACGATCACCAAATCGTTGGTTTGGATTCCTGTGATTGTGTGACTGCCGGTGCCGTTAGGCATTGCCTCCGACTTGACGAACGCGATATTGGGGATAACGGCGGCTACGGATGTGACGCTGCCGAGCAGCATTTGTTGGGTAGTCATCAGGTCAAGCCTGCTCCGCTAATCACGAACACGTTTGAGGCAACGCAGAGGATCGTGCAAATGCCCCGTTGCGCGAGGGTGCGGTTGCCTGTAGTCGCGGTGCCAGCCAGATACATTGTCACGCTGGCACCCTGCGTGATGGTTTGGTTTGCTGCTGAGTTGTTGAAGATGCTGATCGTATCTCCTGCGCTAAATATACCAGACGGAACGGTTACGCCGCCAGTTGTGATTGAGATGTGTTTGCCTGCATCCAAGAGGACCAGTGTGTACGCGGCGGTCTGGGGGTTTTGGATAATGTCTCGGACGTTGCCGATGGTGTCGGTGATTGCAGCACTTGTAGTGATTGCACCAGACGTGTTGATTATTGTTGAACCGCCAATCGTACCACTTGTGATGGCAGAGCCGGTAATTGCATGGACGTGGTCTGCACGAGCAAATGTTGTTCCAGTGCCAACTGCTGCAGTACCAATGTTTGATGGGGTGGTAGAGCTGGCCTGACCCAGGACAAAAGCAGTGGTAGCTAGCTGTGTGGTGTTGGTGTTTGCGGCAGCAGTTGGCGCTGCTGGTGTCCCGGTGAACGTCGGTGACGCAAGTGGGGCCCTGCTGGTGTCGGTTGGGTGGACGTGGTCAGCCCTCGCGTAAAGAGTGCTGGTGCCGGCGGACTGGGTGCCGTTTGCTGCAATCGTTCCGGCAGTTGAGTTTGCAAAACTGGTGTCAATAATTTCCGCCCATGTCAAGGCGGTTGTACCGAGCGTGTCGGTAATTTTGAAACTGGTGCTCCATAGTTGGCCGCCCTGCGTGGTGCCCGAGTCAACGTTGACCGTCGCACCTCCCATTTCACTGGCGGTGTCGGCGTCTGCTGCGCGTGACCATGCACCTGCGGCAACTACATAGATGCCGTTGTTAGCAGTTGTGTTTTGGTTTTTGACCAGCACTCGGTTGCCCGCAACTACCGCAATCCCGTCGATTGTCTGGGTGCCGCTGAGTGTGATGTTCGCGGTAGTTGCTACCCGAACCGACCTCTTAAATGCTGCGTCTGGAATGTTCTCCATCGTCAGCGTTGCCCACTGGGGGACACTTCCAGTGCTAACCAGCGCCTGTCCGGCAGTACCGATGGGCAGCTTTGCGGTTGTGTTTATAAGACTATCCTGGTAGAGAAGATCTCCTGCAGTGCCTCCCCATATGTTGACAGCCGATTCAAACGGGCCTAATGTTGAAGTTATGGAAGTGATACGACCCTTGGCATCTACTGTAAGAATTGGGACACTACTGCCAGCCCCGTAACTTCCTGGAAATATGCCGGTGTCGGACAATTTATCGCTAGTGACTGCGCCATTGTCGATAGTCCAGGTAGCGCCAGAGCCAGATACCGTTATGTCGCCCTTGTCGCCATCAGCAAGCCCGCCACCATCGCTGCCGTTCCTGACGCCGATCACGTTTCTGATTTGGCCGTCTACAGCAGGGATGGCTCCACTTGTAAAAGAGACTGGAATTGTTAAGTATGTCGTGTTGTCGGTAATGGCACCTGTGACTCGTATAGATACGGTTCCGCCTGTAGCCAGACCAGGAAGGTAAATTGTTGCTCGATCCGTTCCAGGAGTGTCGTCTAATCTGGTTAGAGCGCCTGAACGATCAATGGCACTGATGTCTAAGTCACTGATATACATCTCAGTGACTGATGTATTTACAGCCGAGTTAAAACGGAAGCTTCCAGAACCAGGGTCGCCACCTGTTGTGATTGCTGAGAAACTGTAGGAAAAACCGGCATTGGTGCCGGCTGATGTCAAATCGACAATGCTCTCAGCACCTGAGACACTCGTTTTGGTGTAGAGCTTGCCGTCTGTCGTGTTCAGAGCTAGCTCGCCTAGCTGGAGGTCCCCCACAAGAGGGACCTTGCCAGCAGTTGCGGAACGCTTCAGCTTGACCGTGTTTGGCATGTGCCGATCCTTTGTTGCCTATAAAGGCGGATGTGCCCAGTAGTGACTGGGGGTCTTAAGCGAGGTTGCCGTTCTAGAACGTGCCCCCATCAATGGTTGCGTTCGGGCTCAGATAGTCGGTGCCGTCAACTGCTGCGGTGAAGGCGGAGGTGCCGTTCCCTTTCAGTACGCCCGTGAGGGTTGTGGCACCCGTGCCGCCGGAGGCAACTCCGATGGTGCTGCCGTTCCAGGTGCCGGTGGTGATGGTGCCAATGGAAGACAGTGATGACAGCGTGGTCACTGCGTTGTTAACCAACGTGCCGCTGGTGGGCAACGTGACGCTGGTGGCGCCAGTGACGGTCAACGTCGTGGCAAATGCGCCGGAGGTGGTGAGGTTGCCGCCAAGCGTGATGGTGTTGGAGCCGTTGTTTACACCTGTGCCGCCGTAGGTGGATCCGATGACGCTCCCCTGCCAGGTGCCTGTGCCTACGGTGCCCAGGGTCGTGATCGTGTTTTGGCCAACGTAGTTGCTGGCGATGTCAACGCCGCCAGCACCAACGGTGATCCGGTTGGTGGTGCCGGTGACGGTGAAGACACCAGAGTTGAGGCTTAAACCGTTGCCTGCGGTATAGCTGCCAGCGCTGGAGAATTGGGCCCAGGTGACAGCCGTTGTGCCGAGGGTGCCGCCCTGGTCGGAGGAGCAAACCCAGCCGGTGTCGGCGTTAGCGGTGCCCCCCTCAACAAAGGTAAACGCCCCAGGAAATTCGGTCCAGGTGTCGAGGTCGGTTGCGCGAGTCCACGCACCGGCAGCAACTACATAGATGCCGTTGGCACTGGTGGTGGTCTGGTTCTTGACCAGCACTCTGTCACCAGCGACGAGCGAAACACCATCAACGGTCTGGGCTGCAGACAGTGTGATGTTTGCAGTGGTGGCTGCCTTGACGGAGCCCTTAACGTCGAGGCCCTGGGCAACTGATTCAACGAAGCCGCGAGTCGCGGCGTCGGTGGCTGCAACAGGGTCGGCGAGCCCGGTAATTTTGAAGCCACCGAATGCAACGTCGGCGGCCGGTGCCGCCATCTGGTCCAGACGGTTGGTCCGAACTGCAGTGTTGAAATCGCTGATTAGCGAGGCGGTGTGGCTAGGCAGGTCACCCGCAGCGAGTGTGGTGCCGCTGGTGACACGACCCTTGGCGTCTGTGGTGACCTTGGTGTAAGTACCAGCGGTGCCGACAGATCCAAGAGTCAGGGAGATGGCAGTTGTGCCGGAACCACTTGCATCACCGGATACCGTGATGTTTTGGTTGCCGGTGAGGTAGCTCTGACCTTTGACGTAGGCGGTAGTTGCAACAGCAGTGCTGTTATCTGAAGTGAGAGCGGTGCTTGCGGTTGCAGAGTTGCCCAGTGCAACTGTGCCGCTGAAGGTTTTGTTGCCTGAGATGGTCTGGCTGGTGTCGAGCGTTGCGTAGGCGCCCGTACCGCCAATCGCAACGATGCTGGACGCGGATCCTCCTGCGCCTCCAGTTCCAACGCCAATGAAGAGCTTGTTAGAAGACTCAGAATATGCAAGTTCTGCGTTGGCCAGAGAGGTAGGTACGGCCGTTGCAGCTGACCGCTTAATCCTTACGACGTTGGCCACGAAACTCTAAGGCGCAGTGTGACCTAGATTGCCGAAAGCACCCTAGAAGTTTCCGCCATCAGTAAGCGATGTGACGGTGAACAAATCGCTGCCTACCCAGTTGTGACTGGCGGCGTCAAACACCAAGACGCTGTTGTCAACCGCATCAACGGTAACTACATCTTGCAGCTCTCCAATCAGCGCCCCAGCAGCGGAAGCTCCTTGCGGTCCTGTCGTAACGATCTCTACCAGCACTGGGGAGCTGGGGACAGTCACCTCCACCAGCTGAGCAGTGATCTCAGTTACAAGCACTTGGCCGGTGCTTAAAACCTCTGCGGTGTTGGCCATCGTTACGCAGGGGTGGTGAAGCCCATGCTGGACCGGACGATTCCTTCCATGTAATACTCGCGCAGCCCGCTGGGGTTGATCAGCATTACGTCGTACCGCGCCTCGACGGGCAGAACTGCGGTGACGCTATAAGGCAACAACAGGCGTACTTCCCCGAGTAAGGGCGCAGTAAATGTGATGCTGAAGTCGCCGTGCTTCACAGTGCGCTCCTTATTCCACACCTGTGCAATCACGTCCCACCCGGTCAGGTTGATGGTTGCACCAGTACCGTCCTTGAACCGCACCGTAAGATCATAATCCGCATTCTTTTGCGGGCGGATGTTGTAGGTAGCTGGGGTGATAGCCATGGTCTAGGTTTCCCCGTTGGGTGCGGTGCGGATCGTCAAACGCATTTGCCCAGCAGGCCCTAACCCCTCTGGCACGTTCACTCTGGTAATGGTGCTGTCGGGGTAATACCAAGTCAGGATTCCTGCTGCGCTGGTCAAGTTGGTGCTCTGCTCCCAGTCGATTAGAAACACATCCCAGTCGCGGAATGCTTGGCGGTTGGTGTAGCTGGGGACTGGAGAGAGGGAGGGATCGCGCAGAATGATCAGCTCCAACCCGCTAACAACTGTTCCGGCGGGCAGCGATTCGCCGCTGCTGCGGACGCTGACGGCAGGCGTGGTCATCCCGTTGCCCAGCGTGTAGACGCCCAGATAATCCACGAGCACTGTCTCAAGCTCGGTGCGTAGGGCGATCACATCCATGGCCTAGTTTTCCCCGCGCTGCAACAGAAGACCAGCCTCGATCCACCCCATCCCTGCCCGGTGGGGGAGCACCAAGTCGTAGGTGAGCAGCGGTTTGTCGATGTCGCGTACTCGCACCGGACCGCTGATCTGACCTCGCACCAACACCAGCCCGCCACGCAGGTTCTTGCCCTCCCACTGGGGGTGGACGATGAACACGCTGTCGTCGTCGTTGTGGAACGCTCGGCAGTCGGGGATGGCGGCGCTGTCTTGGGCGGCGGTCAGGATTTGAGGCCACACGGACAGCAGCAGTGGTGGGGTTTTGTCCTCGTGCCGTAGTGCCAGCGCAATCGCACCCACCTCCGGTGATAGCACCGCTGTGGCGTCCTCCTCCTTTTTGTGGAACAGCGCAAAGTCCAGCAGGCCCAGTGGTTTGGTCTTGCTGGTGTCCATGGCGAGGTTGCGAGTCATCGCTGTCAACTGGGCGATTGGCAACTCCTGTAGTGCTACCTCCTCGCGCCGGATGCGCTGGAGGTGACGCCAAGCCGTTAGGACGGTATCGCGCAGTTCTCGGCGGAAGGTTTCTCGGTGGAACTGGCCGGGGTATCCGTGGAAGAGGTCGAACGCGATTTCCGTCCAGTTGGTTTCATGCCTTTTCCAGATCCCGGCGACGGCTTTTTTAGCTCGGCTTCGTTAGTGGGCTCCGCCTCACGGCCCTCGGAAGCCTGCTCGTCTTGTACAAGTTGCCAGATGTCGTTGTAGAGCGCCTTGTCCAACTTGCGAGTGTTGGGGAGCCCCCAGCTGGGGAGGTTGAGGCGGCAGCGCAGGATTGCTGTGACGTGGGCATCCATGTTGCGCTGCCCACTGGCCGCATAAATTCGCGCCACACGCTGGATCGCGTCGGCGTGTTTCACGCGGATCGCCTCTGCCTTGGGCTCCAAGTCCTTGCCGCTCAGCGATGCCTCCACCAGCTCAAATGCTTCCAGCAGGGAGATGCCCTCCTCGACAGCAATGCCGTCTGCGATTTGGGCGCCCTCGACAAAGGCGCTCTGCTCGCTGCTTAAAAAGTCGGAGGCTGTGGCACTTTCCTCAACCGTTAGACCGCCCAGAACTGGGATCTCCAAGATGCCGCTGTTGCTAGTGCCGACACGCCGGGGCTCGTGCGCAGCTGGGGGCTGCAGAAAAGGGAGGGTGGACATAAGGTGAGGAGTGCCTCCCTATCTAGGGGAGGTCAGGTTCTTCAGCAGCTTAGTGTTGTTTTCCCTGGCGAGCAGTGCCTGCTTGCGGTTTACCTCGGAGATGAGCCGGGCCCGGTCGAGGAGCTGCTGGATGTCGGGGGTGGAGGCGGTCATTAGAAAGGGGCTAGGTCTGCAGGTGTGAAGCCGAGGGCAGCAAGCTGCGCTGCGCAATAATCCTGGTTGTTCCAGTTCCAGGCTATGGAAACAAAGCCATTATCAGCATTGAGTGGGTAGGTTTTGGCATCTGATTTGTAGGACTGGGATAGGTCAGATGTCACAGTAAGGCCGGAATAGATTGGAGATTTTGCTAGTCTGAATTGAGTACCTTCATAGTTAATTTCCACTGTTCGCATGTCGCTGGGGACTGGGGCTGGTCCGACGCTGATAAGTGATTGTCTGGCATAGGAGTAAGTGCGCATGTTGTCGTTGGCGATGGGGAGGTATTCGTTCAGGTAGCTGTAGATGGCGGGGGTGAAGAGGCCTGTGGTAGAGCCGTGACCCGCTTCAGAACCATCTGCCTGGCTGTACCCCAGTCCGTAATGAAAACCCAGCATCTTGTTTTTTTGGTCTACATCCTTGTAAAGAGCGGACTCCTCGGTAAGCAGGGGGTAAGCAGGCCCGTACAGCGGGGTGTTGTTGTAGTCGATGGTTTGACTGCCCCTAATACCTTCAATTCTTGGGGAAAAGTTGTGATGGTTGTAGATGTCGTATGGAAGGAAAGGGCCGGGACCACCGGCCGTGAAACTTCTGCGCTCTGGTGGGAAGGGGGAAACGTCGCCGCCGCCAAAGCCCGCAGTCAAAAACCAGCTGAACTCACGAGTTACGGTGTAGGAGGAGCTGGTCTCTATCGTGTCCTGCGATCCTGCACTCTGTTGCGCCCAATCCACCAGTCGTAGAGCTTTGGTTGAGAAGCCAGCTGGGGTGGGGATCTTGCGGATGCTTGCGCCTTGGATGAAGGCGCAGTGGACTACACGTTCAGATTCGTATGAGCTGCTAAATGGGACCAGGCTGTAATCAAATACGTCTAAAGTTGAGTCCAGGTCGTTGGCCCAGTCAGGGATGTCTGGGTACTGGGGAATGTTTGTCGCTGATGTAGTCCATATTGTCCAGTGTGAGATTCTATTGTCATCCGGCCCGGTGTAGAAAGGGTTGAGGGGCCAAGACAACCTAAAACCGCCTAGGTAGGGGATCCAACTGGGGGTGCCTGCAACTGGGGTCTCGGTGTGGCTGGTGAGTTCGCGCCGCTTGGCATAAACGTTGTCGATCACAATCCCGCTGGAAATCCAACACACCACTGCGCTATCTGGGCCGTAAGGCAGCATCAGGGGTTGTGTGCTGCGATCCAACCAGTTGCGGTTGAAGTAAGTCGATTGCTGGAGGGGAAGAGTGTTTATTTGTTGGGGTTGCGTATCGGAGGTTTCTAGAGATACGGCACTCCAAGAAACTTCTGTGCCGTCGCTGGTTCTGATGGCAAAGGTGCCGGATGAGTTGGAGAAAGGTCGGCTCCAAAAATGAGCAATCGCTACGTCTGTAGAGACCGAAGATGTGAACGCAGCTGGGGTGGGGCGCTTCTGGCTAAGCTGGCCGCGCTCGCCCTTCATTGCGGTAGCGCCGCGCCGGGCGACAACCTCGGGCTGCTGAGCTAACCGACTGTCCTTTTCTTTTGTGAGTTGCTGCCCACGGTTGTTGCCGCGTTGGTTTGCGTCACGCCCTAAAAGCTGACCACCAACTAAGTTGATGTCAATCTGGGTGGACATTAGTTGTCGAGGATCAGCTGGATGCGATAGGTGATGACTTGACCGTCCTGCAACACCACTGCTGGTGATTCGCTAAGGAGGCTGTGCAGGTAGATGGAGTTGTCGATTACGACGTACACGCTGTCGAAGGTGTAGCCGGCGCCCGTAGCAGTGAACTCTGCGTTGATGAACTCGTCTGGTCCTGCTAGTGCGCCGATCTCCCAGCGTCCCTGGGAAGTGTCGTAACCACCGGCAGGCACCGTCACCAAGAAGTCTTGGTAGCCGTTACCGCTGATCTTTACATTGTTCCAATCAAAGGTCTGATCCTCGACGGTCAGTCCGCTGGTGCCGTTAAACGCCAGGCTGACTTGGACCTCCTTGCCCGAATAAGCTGCAAGCGCAACACGCTCAAGCTCTTTGGTGCTAAGGGCACTGGTGAGGGCCATGGGGCAGACTTTTCCCTAGCTTGCCTGGCGGAAATTAAGCGGGTGGTCCGCCGCCGCCCCCGCCGGAAAGTGGGTCGTAGATTCTCTCTACGTTGACCTGAAGCTTCAGTGTGTCAGCAGGTGGGCTTCCGATGATGTCGTAGCTGATCATTGCACTGGTTTCGTCTTCACCTGCGCCTACCGTATAACCCGGCATGATCTGCAATACATCACCCTCCTCCAAATAGATTGGGTTTCTGTCTGAAATCACATGGGTTGCACTGTCCACATAAACCGCTTCAGAGTCTCCAAGGAAGGTGATAGCTGTTCCAAACCGTAGAACAAATATGGTGATAATGTTTTGGTAGCTACCCCTATTCATCTGTAAGGTGAGTGAGTTGATCTTGTAGACCTGACCGCTCTCGCTGGGGTTGACGAGGTTGACGCCATCCCCGGTAATTGTTTGACATACTGTCCTACCCGTTATTGCCTGAGGACTTGCAAGGTTTGGAGCAGTGGGGGAAAACAGTGAGACGGCTGCGCCGATCTGCTCGTAGCTGATCGTGTAGAAAGCGTCGAATGTGTTCTGAGCGGAAACGCCGTACAGACTGGCACCTTCCTCTAAGTAGATGTAAGAGCCAGCATTGACAACACGATCAAATGCCCCAGTAAAATCATAAGCCTCAAGGTACATCAGCTCAATCTCTGTTCCACCCTTGTCGATGTAGAGACGGAAGGTTTGATTTGGGTAGCCGGTGGTGGATGCAAAAATTGCAAGGTAGCTAATTCTGTAGACTTGACCGCTGTCGGCGGGGTTGGACAGCCAGGGGTCACCGGAGTTGTTGATGAAGAAGCCGTCAAGCCTTCCGGTTACTACAGCTGGGGTGTTGAGATTTGGATTTGCCATGGATTTATACCGTAGGTGCTCCGATGACTTCGTAAGTGACTTGCGCGGCTAAAGACGCAATGGGATCTGCGTTTGGGCCGAACTCAACCACAAGACTTACCCCCTCCTCCAGATAGAAGCTGAAGAAGCCAGTAGGGTTGAAGGTAGAGCCGGCCATAGTGACCTCGTGAGATTGTCCGTATTTGATGAAGGTGCCTAGCTGACCGAGGACTGCTCCGTTCTTCACAAAAGAAACGGTGACCCCACCTGGGAATCCGTTGTAGCCCACGAAAAAACCGGGCTCCAAGCCGGTGAGGCCGTTGAGGTTGAGCTTTGTGATCCTGTAAATCTGACCGCTATTGACCGGATTTTCTAAGACCAGCGACGAGGTAGTGGTAATGATCGGTGCAACAAACCTGGCCGTTACCTCTGTTGGTGCGCGGAGGTTGACGACAGCCATACTGCAAGAGCTTATGGTCTAGGTTTCCTACGCGCCCCACTTACCTGGACGGAGATAAGCATTCCAGTCGTAGTTCTGCTGGCTCCAGGAACCGTAGAAGTTGTCCTCTTCTGCCATGTCCATTACGACCAGGGTTCCAACGCTTAGGCGCAGGGGTGTTGGGACGGGGTATCGCACATCCTCACCCGTGAAGCTGTTGACAAGCTGCAGGGGTGTGGGGGCTGGGGTGCGGGTAAAGGCAAGGGGGTAGTCGAAGCGGGCGGCGTTAAATCCCACCTGCACTGTTGGCGTCAGGGTGATCGTTTGGATGTAAGGGGCGGCAGAAGCCGCTGGGGTGACGCTGGTGGGGAAGGTTGGGGATTCATTGGTGGGTAGAAGGGTGCTGATCCAGTCGCTTGCTGTTGGGTCGAAGTTGGCAGGGGTGGTGATGGTGTTTGCCGGCTGGGCGTTTGGGTTGTAGGCAGGGGTGGCAGAGATGGAGATGGAGGTTGTGTTGGGCGCTGTGGGATACCAGAAGTTGTTGTTGCCCGTGATGCCGCCCCAGAACAGTGCGTCGGTGCTGCACACCAGACCGCTTGCATCGAAGGTCCAGCTGTTGGCATTGGCCCGGTACTGGGCGGTGGCACCGTTGGCGGTGAAGTACAGGGGTGCAAAGGGAACAGCTGGGAGCAGTTCTGGTGTGAGCTGCATGTTCATCCCGTTGCGGTTGCCCAGCAGCAGTCCGTTCTGGGCGCGTCCGAAGCGCAGGGCTTTGGCACCTGCGTCAGACGTAATGACCGCGCCGTTCACTATCTGGTCGTCAGATGCAAGAGGCATCGAGAACTCGATGTAGCTGGTGCTGGCAGGGCTGCCGTAGACCCACTGCAACTCAGCTTTGTTCTCGGTGGTTGGGCCTTTGCGGTTGGCTGAGTTGAGGCGGTCCTGGAGACTGGGGCGCTTCTCAAGCCCAAACTCCCGGTTGGTCACGATCTGAGTCGTGCTGTCGATCAGGCTGAGTGCGGCAGATCCGTAGATCGTCGAATTGATCGCGTTCTGCCAGTCGTAGGAACTTGCTGAGGCCGCAGCATTCTCAATCGAAGTAAGACGCCTTCTTAAGCTTTGTTGCCCAGGCAGGGTCTGGTAGGAACTTGCGTAGTTGCTGGTTTTTTGCTTTGTTGAGCCCGTGTTGTAAATGTAGTCCTCAAACTTGCCAGCTTCGTTGGCAATAGATGTCGTGGCAGGAATGATCGTGTCGTAATCCTGTACCACGCGAGATGTGACGACAGTGCCGGAGGGGAGGGTGGCTAATGCATTGGTTTGGGGGTGCCGGTATGTGTTGATGCCCAGGGTGCCGGCAACTGTTCTCAGGTCTTCTTCTGTGCTTGTCGTTGTCCGCTTCACCATGTTGCAATACGGGTAGTCAGCCGCGTTGTTGCTGACGTACTCGCTGATGGTCGTGACTGTTGTGGTTACATTCTGGGTAGCGTAGAACTGACCGCCACCGCCAGGGCCGCTCATTGCAGCTCCAACCCACTGACCATTAACCTCGCCCAAGCTTCGGGTGCGGGTCTCCACGCGCTTAAACACACGGTCCAAACCGTCATAGAAGGTTTGGGTTCTGGAGAGGTTGGTGTAGTAGTAGTTGTAGTTGTAGGAGCTGGTGACGTTGTTTGCCTCTTGCGTGTACGCAACCGTGTAATTCGCACCGAGCAAACTCTCGTCTAGCTCCCAGTCCCGGTTGTAGGCAAAGGGGTCTGGGGGTTTGAAGCGGAGTGAGCTGTAGTTGACGACAACTGACTGGGCTGGGAGTTGACCTGCGCCGATTGCGCCTACGTCGATCACCTCTTGGTTGCTGAGCAGCGGGCCGAAGGTGCTGCCGTTGCTTAGGTCGATGAAGCGGAGGGTCTCGGTTTCATCCAGATAGCCGACGTAGCTTTCGCTAACGAGCAGGTCGCTCAGCAACGCGATGAAGCCGTTGTCTGGGGTGAGGCGGTTGAGCGCGTAGGTGTTGGTGAGGGGGAAGGTGCCGTGCGCCAGTCCTATCTGGGTGCAAACCCAGTCGGCGAGGGTGCTGGCGCTGACTGGGGGGATGGAGATGTCGATTACTGCTTCGTTCTCGAATGTGGTCGGGGGTGGCTTGAGCTGGTCGAGCAGGCTCAGTAGGCACCCCATGCTGATGTCCGTGGTGTTGCGGTACGGATCGGCAAAGCTGCTCAGAACGCGCATCACGCGAGGGAGGCGGGTGAGGTTGCCGTTCTTTTCGTAGGCAAAGTAGATCTGGGTGCCGACAGCGGGGGTGTGGATGCCGTCTAACTTCAAGTTGCCGACGGTTTTGATTAGCCCGCTGTTCTGTAGGTAGTCGTCCGCAAAGTCACCCGAGATGATCGTCCCCAGGTTGCAATAGGTCTTGGCGCGGAGGTCAATCGCCATTACTTCACCTCCGCAATCTGCATCGAGACCTTGTAACGGATCACCTTGACGCCGTTCTCGATTGCGTTCTCAGCGCTGGGGGTTGGGATGCTTAGGGGGTACAGGGAGCCGGTGGCGGGGCGGGTGGCTGAAGAGGCGGTTGTGCTGATCCAGGTTTGGAGTGCTGCCCAGTTGGTGGAGTCGCAGTAACCCTCGATTTGGTACAGGGTGGTGATGGCTGGGGCGCCGGTTATGTAGTGGGTGCCGCCTGCGGTCATTGCCAGCGGGGGGAGGTCTTGGAATGTGGCTGGGGGTTGGGTGAGGGTGATCGTGGCGCTGCCGACCTCAAAGCTGCCGAAAAGCAACGGTGGTTCGTTGCTCTTCTCCTCAGCGCGGAGCAGAACTTGGAGTCCCTGGTTTGCATCCACCAGTTCGCAGCTGGCCTGGACGTAGGCGCCAAGTTGTTCCCCGCTCGGGGCGCTGATGAACCAGCAGGGGACGGACGTGAAGGTGATGCCGTTGGCTGTTGCGCTTAGGGCGACTGTCGTGCCGATGACGCCGCTGGTCTTGGTGTCGGCGTCAGTGATACGGGTGTTGCGCCAGGTGTCGTACACGGAAAGCAGCGATTGCCACTCACTGGCGGTGCATAGGCCCTCTACCTTCCACTTGCGGGCGGTCAGGCCGGCGCGGGTGTCGTTCTCGTCGTAGCCGTAGGGCTGCGCCGTTAAAGCGGTGAACGTGAGGGAGCCGATTGTGAGTGTCATCGTGCGTATGCGTTGGAAACTGCAACGGCTCCGGTATCACGGTTCACCGTAACGCCGACATTCCACTGTTTTTCAACCAGTGCCTGCAGACTGGTAACTACTTCTAGTGCGCTCTGTTGAACGCCAGGTAGGAAGTTGGTGAGCTGCTCGGTGGCAACCTGCAAAGAGTTTTGAGCTTTGACAAATTCTTCCTGGGCACGGTTGAGCCCTCTGCCTGTTTGCATCTCCTGTTGAGTTGTGCGGATGAAGTCGATAATCTTCTGGTTGACCGCTTCGGTTGTACCTGCGAAGTTGAGATCAAAATTTTGGTTGCCGAGAATGTTTCGCGCCTGTTGCTTGGCTAACTCGAACTGGGGGAGAAGAGCTTTGAAGGTTTCCTTTTCGCGGTTGCTGCGATCCTGGGCGCTGAGGTAGTTGTTGAGTCCGTTGTTGCCGGTGCGGAGCTGTTGGAGGTTGAGGTAGGCATCTTGCAGGGAGGATGCGGCGTCTTGGGCTTCGCGCCGGGCAGCGCGGAATGCTTCGACCAGCTGGGTGCGGGCAGTGGCGCTCGCGGTTTCGACAGCTGCACTTGCTTCTCGCAGGTTGCGAATTGCTGCTGGATCAGCAGGAGATGCGTTAAGAGCGGCTTGCGCGTTTTGCTGGGCACGGATTGCTTCGCGGTAGGAAGCGCTGGCTTGTAAGGCGCTGACGCCAGTGCCGCTTAGGTTCAGCGACTGGCGGGTGATCGAAGCTTGGTCTTTGCCGGCAGCAATCTTGTTGCGAGAGGCGACATCGGCGGCAAGCTGGTCGCGCTTTTCCTTGGTGATGTCCTGCTCATTCTTGAGCAGTTTCTCTGCAAAGTCGCTACGGATCTTGTCGGCTGCAATCGCGTCATTGGCAGGGGCTAGGTTGAGGGCGCGAGTGCGCTCGAATAGAAGCTTCTGCCTTTCGTACTCAAGGGTGTTCAGTCGGTTGCCCGAATTAGACTCCAGAATTAGCTGTCTTTCAAGCTTGCGCAGAGCTACCGTCCGACCGTTAGCCGCTAGATATTCCTTGGCCTCCTTTACCTGAGCTTTCTGCTCTTCTGTGAGCTGGCCGTTGTTTTCGAGAAGTTGACGGGAGGCTTTGACTGCTGCGCCGATACTGTCAAACTTGAATTTGCCTCCTGATCCGTACTGACCTCCCTGCTCCTTAAAGAGCTTGTCAAACTCGGCTTGACGACTGGGGTCATTGCCGATGAACGCTTTTGCCTGTTGGATGTCGGCCCCGGCTCGCTTGACAGAAACGCCGCTCAACTTGTCGATGAAGTCGGCAATCGCGTTGGCTGCTGTAGTAAGGGCTGGGGCTAGGCCGTCAACAATGGAGACGCCCAGCTTGGTGAGGTTGCGGCTCACGCTGTCGTAAGCGTCTTGCAGTGCCTTGAACTCCTTGCCGTCACCAAATTGCTTGGCAATGTCGCCACGGATCAGTGCCGCAGCCTCCTCCTCTCGACCTGCCTTGATCAGGGAGTCGATGTTTGTTTGTAGGCCCTTGCTGGACAGCAGGGAGGCTTCCTTGAGGGCCTCGAAGCCCGCAATCGGGTCCTTGAGGGCATCGACGAGGGCGCCTGTCTTCTTAACGGCGTCGTCAACAAAGGTGCCGAAGGCTGTGCCGATCAGCGAGAGGCCGAAGCCAAACTGACCGCCAAGAGCACCACCGGCAAGTCCGCCCAGGCCGCCGCCAAGACTTGCGCCCGCACCCTGGCCGAAGAGCAGTGGGAATGCGCCACCAATAATCGCTGAACCTGAAGCGTCCTTTAACCGGCGGGTAGCAGCAGATCCGCTCTTTTCCTTTGCGGCACGATCCTGGCGCTTGAGCACCAGTTGCTCGTCGATGGAGGAAAGGGCGCGTTTTTGACGCTGCTGGTTGAGTAGGTCGTTTTCCTTTTTGGTTTCTGCAGCTGCTTGCTGTAGAGCAAGGCGACGTTTGCGTACTTCGTCGGCTGCCTGGCGGTGGAGATTGCGAAGGTTTTTTGCTGCGTCTTCCTCCTCTTTTGCTTTGGTGGCAGCGTCCTTGCGTACTGGGGGTGGGACGGCTGGGCCCTCTACGCGACCTGAGAGGTTTTGTGAGGGTCTTGGTATTTGGCTGAACTCGCCGTTAAGAGCGGGTTTGAGCTGGTTGTCCTTGGCAGACTTGCTGTACTCAGCTACTTGCTGCGCGTACTCAGCGTTCTTTTTGAACCAGCGGGCCCCACGCTCGATTGCGTTAGGGAGCAGGTTGCCGATGTTGCGGTTGGTGTCTAGGGCGTCACCTAGTCGTACTGCTTCGTCCCGAGCACCCTGCTCAGCCTTACGAAGTGCGAGAGTTTCGGTCGTAGCGTTGATTAGAGAGTTGGTCTGAGGGTCGAGGCGCTTGATGCCGTTGCGCTCGGGCTGGAGTTGCTCTGTGCTGGGGAGGGCTAGCTGGGGTTTGGTAGACAAGCCTTCGTAAAAGGTTTGCAGGTCGCTCCGTACCTGAAGTGCCTTGCTGCCAAGGTTGGTGATCTTGTTGATCAGTTCGCCGATTCCTGAGGCAGCTTGCTTCTGAAGGTCACCGCCGAATACAGCAAGAGCGGCAGCAACGGCAGCACTTACTCCTGCAGCTTCAATCGGTACTTGACCAAGAAGAGAATTTAGGCCGACCAATGCGTCAAGTGCTGTGCCGCCCAGCTCGACGCCAAACTGGGCGAATGTGTCGGCCAAGGAGCCAGCACCTGCAGTTGCCTGGGCAGCTCCATCTGCAACGTTGACCAAGTTGCCGATTAAGCTGTCAGCTGGGGCCTTCAAGCCTGTCCAATCACCCTCCAAACTGTTAAAAGCCTTGGCAACAATGTTTGTTGTGCCGGCTAAACCATTAAGTCCCTGTTCTGCAACCTTTGCTGTTCCGCCTAGGTTGTTGAGGATGCTTTTAAGGAGATCGGCGTTTTTGACCAGCTCCATGAGGCCGGCGCCTGCACCAATGCCCTCAAAAACACGGAGCAAAACACCACGAGTTGTCTTTGCCTGCTCCGCTACAAACTTAAAGCGCTCTGATACTGCTTTGATCTGTTGACCGAAGGGGCCGGTGCCGGGCTCATCAAAAATGCCAAGGCCAGCGCCAATGTCGTATCCGGTCTTGCCGACTTTGACGGCACCTTTTGCAAGGTTGCCCACCGCGCCAACTGCACCCTTGCCAACTTTCGCGGCAGTGCCAACCGCGCCAGCAGCGGCTTGAACTGCGGCGCCCGCAACACCCAGGTACGCATCGCGTAACTCACGGGCGGCAGCAGCTTGGCGCTCGCTGGCGCTTACGGCGTCGTTGCTTGCTTTGTCGTAGTTACGCAGGGAACGATTTGCGTCACGGATGGCTCGGTCGGTATCCCTTAGAGCTGCGTCGTTCTCGCGCAGGGCCGCAGCCCACAACTTCATGTCGTCCGCAAAACGAGAAGCGTCCGTGCGGTTCAGTAGGTCGTTTAGATCGTCAGTGCTGCTGCTAAGCGATTTGATCGCAGCACTGACAGATTCGATCTCACCGTTCAGCTCTTTGAAGCCGGGGGTGGTGGTCTTGGTCGCGTCACGCAGCGCGAGCAACGCTGCTTTGTAGGTCTTGAGGTCGGCAATCGTGCCGTTAAGAGCGCCGCTGAAGTTCAGCGCCTCCTCGATGTTGTCAAACTTGAGGCCTGTTACTGCGTTCTTGATGCCCTTGGCGAGCTTCTCCCCTGCTGCCTTGCCTGCAGTGTCCGCGCCCTTCGCCAGACCGCTGAAGGCGTTGGTGTTGGCGGAGCTGAGAATAGACTCAGCTTTGTCTACAAATGCCTTGAGTGCGGCCTCTGCGGCCCTGGTGTTGACGCCGATCAGTAACGTTGCTACGCCTAGCTGATCAGCCACAAGTCGGTGCCCTCCCTATAGCCGAGATTGCCGCTGGGGAAACTTAGGGGCATGACTTCAGCACTCTCGGCCCTTGTAAACGCCACCGCGCTATTCGTAGTGGCTGGACGTGGGGTCGTCACCGATCCCAATACGGGCAACGTTCAAGCCGTCGAAGAAAGCGTGGAGGTTCAGTTGTTCCTCCGGGCGGACAAAGTGGAGTACACCGCCTTACCGGGGGTGGATGTGACCGAGACGCTCTACGAGGGGTACGCGGTGGCGCCAACGGCGATTGATCCTCGTGTTGTCGTTGGCACCAAAGGCACTCTCGTGTTTGCCGGGGAGGTGGAGGAGGTCTGTGAAGTGAAGGCGCTGCGGATGCCCTACGGCAATCAGGGGCTCATCGGGGATGTGGTCTGTCGGGTGCTAGGGGAGAAGGTGCAGCTGGTGGCTAGGAAGAGGTAGAGATGGCGAAAGTCAAAGTCACGCAACGGAATATCGGCTTCGTCACTAAGCGCACTCGGGAGTTCCTGTTTGAGTTTGGGCCGATCATTGGCTTTCAGTTGCAGAAGGAGATCAGGGATAAGCAATTTGACTGGCCAACACCAACACTGAGGAAGAATGGGCAGCTTGTGCCTGCTGGCTTGCGGGATATTGTGGATACAGGAACGCTTGTTAAGTCGCAGTCGCTGCCGAGAGTTGCGTTGCAGGGGGCAGAGGTCCAGCTCAAGATTGAGTGGACTGCGCCGTATTCGAAGGAGGTTTTGGAAGGTGGATACTTGATCGGGACGCTGCGCAATGCCTACATCGCGCCGGAGCGGGACTGGATCACACCTGCCATTGAGAAGACCAAGCCGCTTGCCTACATCCAAAAGCGTTTTGATAAGTTGGGCACCTACTAAAAATCCCCCGCTGCGGTGAGGCAACGGGGGTTGGAGATGCGCAGGGCGCTGTGGGTCGGGGAGATTAGTCGTCTTCCATCACCCAAGTTGGGGCGCCGTAGCCGGTCAGGGTGAAGCTCACTTTGGCCACCGACCCTGCCTGAACGTCCTCGGAGAAGTCGGTGACGTATGCAACGCCAGAGTGCTTCTCAGGAGTGCCGCCGACTGTTTGCTCAGGGGACTCCCTGTACCACTCCACCAGAGAACCTGCCGCTGCGTTCAGAGATGCGGATTTCAGAAGCAGGTAGCCCGCATCTTTCAATGAAAGGTTGAGGCTGCAGGGGATGGTGTACGACTGTCCGGTTACGACGGTAGCTTTGAAGCCTTGGGGGCTGCCGTAGTCGAGAACGTCGGTGGTGTCGGAAGAACTTTGGATGCCTGCGTTCTCCAGAGACAGCACTTCGGTCATGCCGGTGCTAGAGGTCGGAGCGGTGCTGGCCGTGGTGCCAGCTTTGACCCAGAAGCGGTAGCCGAGGGCCGTGAAAAAGGCACCAGTAGCCATTGCAAATAGAAGCGTTGGTTTGTTCTAGGTTTCCTTACTCGTCTTCGTTTGCCTCTAATTGCTCCCAGGGGGTGGCGCGGGGGCAAATGTGAAGGTCGAAGCCCCGGATGTCGTGGTCCGTTGGTTGGGTGGCAACCAGTGCCAACCGCAGCGCTTCGTCCGTAATCTCTAGCTTCAGCAAGATGTCCTCTGTGCTGTAGCCGTTGTTCAGCATCTTGCGGGCGAGCTGGCCGTTGCGGCGCACACTGCCTGGGGCCTTCACCATCCAGTTGTTGTCACGGATGAAGTGCAGGATGTCGCCTTCGCAGAAGACGGTGAGGAGAGTGGAAAAGGTGCCCTTGGCTGGGTTCCAGGCGCGGCACGTTTTGATGAAGCCTGTGTCGATGCACGAGAAGAGGTCGTCGCTACTTACGAAGGGGTACTTGCGACACATCTTCCGGCCCATTAGGCGCAGAAGACCCCGGTGGTCCCGGTACATCTGGCCGATTGCACTGCGCTCCTCGTTACTTAGCGGCTTCGCTAAGTGCCCCGTTCTGGGGCGGCGCGGCTTGGGGCGCACTTCAGTCACAGGGGAGTGGCAAACTGTCACCCCCTTAGTGTAAGGATCCCTATCTAGGTTGGGTTAGCTGCGGGTGATGGCGATTGTGGGGCCTGGGATCACGCCAAGCAGCGGGGCGAGGAGTTGTTTGAGGTGGGGGAGGGCTGTCAGGGGGGTGATGCGTTGGTTGTTGGCGCTGCGCCACTCGATCTCCATTACGTCGAGCTTGACGCGCTTTAGGTCGCTGTTGGCGATGTTGGGGATCAGGGAGCTGGAGGCGGTGGTTTGGGTGAGGAGCGTGGGGGTGGTGATAAGGGCGCTTGCTAGGTCGAAGGTGGCGTCCGCTAGTTCGCTTGGGATTTCTGTGTCGGTGTAATCGCGCTCACTGGTGTAGGCGTATTTGCGGGGCCAGCAGAGGGCTTGGGTTGTGCTGGTGCGCGATCCGATGTAGCTGAGGGTGTCGAGGGCGCTGGTGGCGCTGATTAGGGCGCGGGTGCGGGTGTCGGAACTTGCGTCGTCCCACGCGGCATTGTTGAGGTTGTTATCTGCAATTACCTGGGCAGCAGCAAGCGTGATGTAGCTGTTGGCATCGGCTGCGCCTGCTGTAGCAATGATTGAGGCCGCCATGTCACGCTGCACTGTTCCCTAAGTTTCCCTGCAGGCAACTTCGGTTACACGCCACAAAGCACAATGGAGTTCGACGTTCAACCTGTAGCTGATGAGAAGCCGGTGGTAAAAACCGTGCGCAAAAAAGCTGTGAAGGCGGAGGAAGCGCAGGTTGGTGCGGTGCGGAAATGGGAAGATGTTGTGCCGCTGGTGCGTGAGATGAAAGAGGCTGGGGTGTCGGTGCCTGAGATTGCTGAGAAGTTGGAGCTGAGTTATGTGCTCGTCAATCAGGTGATGCTGCAGAGCTACAAGATGACGGTGGACACCATTGGGGTGTTTGATCGTCAGGAGCAGATGCGGGTGGCTGGGCAATAAAAAACCCCCGCGCTGGGCGGGGGTTGGATGCACCGTTGACGATCAGGCGTAGACGCCAGTGTCGTAGGGGGTGTTGACGAGCAAGCGCACCAGGGGCACGTTCTTGATGTTGTTGTAGGCCAGGCTCCAGGAGGCGGTGGCGCCAAGGTTGCCGGTGGTGGCAGCGTTGGTGGGGTTGTCTCCTGCGGCAGCCCACTTTGTTCCAGCGACGTGGTAACCGTAGTGGTAATCCACGATCAGCAGGTCCTGGAAGCTGCTCTTGTTGCGGTCGGTTTCGACGCGCAGATCCTGTTGGATGCCCTCAGCAATTACGCCAGCGCCGAACAGGTACACGGGGTACTTGTTCAGGTGGGTAGCGGTGCCTCCGGTGATCACACCCAGCTGGTCGTCAACGATGACGCGAAGACCGGCAAAGGTGTTGTAGGAGACGCCAGCAAGGCCGCTGGCGGAGGAGAGGGAGCTACCGCTTACCTGCACTTGCATGTAGCCAGTTTCCTCCAGGTAGTTGGCTACGCTGGAGTGCATGGCGATTGCGGTCAGCTCGGAACCCCGCTCACCCAGCTTGCTCTTGGCCTTGACCACGTTGGCGGCGGTCAGGTAGTTGGCAGCGGTGGCGCTGGTGGTGCCGGTCACGTTTTGGGTGTTAGCACCCAACACGCCGGAGCCGGAGATGTTGCCGAATAGACCGCCGATTTGGGCCAGCATGGTGCCGGTCTTCTTCTTGGCGATCGAGGCGGCCAGCTGGTTGGCAACATGACCTAAGGGGTCAGCGCCGGAGCCGTAGCGGCTGAGGTCGTCCGTGCCAAATTGGAAGCCGCGATGCAGGATCGTCATGATCTGCTCGTCGGCAGTCACGTTCTGGCTGGTCAGATAACCGGCGCCAGACGTGCCCCAGCTATTCCCGCTGGTGATTACTTCTTCATTTGGGTTGATGAAATCGAAGAAGGGGACGCGAACACGGGTGCCGCCTGCGCGGGCATCCAGAGCTGCGTTACGGGTGATAACACCCGACTGCAGGAAGGCAGATTGCTCGAAGATCCGCTCACTGGTGTAGGAGAGGAACTCGGGACGGGTGATCAGGTCGGAGAGGAAAGTTCCTCCCAGGTTTTGTTGGGCCATTGTTAAAAAAGGCGGGGTTTACCGTGAATTACCCGCGAGCGGCCTCGGCTTTGAGAAGCTGGGCTAGCTCGGGATTTTCGACCTCCAGTCGCAACGCCTCGGTGATGTTGCGCGTCTCGCGTTTGAACGGATTTGTCATACCGCTCGCTGCGTTAGGTGCTGAAAGGCTGGCGCCCATACCTCGACTTGCTGTTGCAGCAAAATGGTGGTCCCATCCGCTACCTGCTGACCGCAAACTGGTCAGGTGTGTTGCAAGGGGTTGCTCAATTCCGTTTACAACGACAACCGGAATGCCGGATGAGTCGCGGAGTTGAGGGGCGAGAAGGCCGTACAGTTGCTCCGGGGATAGAGCACCGCTGGTGCTCATTTGCTGGATGGCAGCTGCGCGTAGGCGCTCCTGCTCAACAGCCGCTTCCTTTGAGGTCAACTGGGCTTCCAGGTCGCTGATGCGCTGCACCAACTTTGCGTTTTCAGCTTTGGCGTCGTCCCACAACTGTTTGTACTCGCCGCTATTGGCGAGGGACTGTTGTGTGGTGGACTTCAGCTGAGCTTCGTTGTCCCTGAGGATTTTTTCAAGTTCGCCAAGTCGCTCGTTGAGCTTCTTGTTGGCTTCGCCTTTAGCTGCGTTATCTCGTTGTACGAGTTCGAGCTTGGTGCGAAGTGCTGAAGAATCGTCAGAAACTGGGGGTGTGGATTGCTGAGTCACGGACCCAACTTGTTCCTCCACGGGAGGAACTCCCACGACTTGCTCAGTCATGTGGAGGATAATGTGAACGCTCTAGGTTGCCGGGAGGATGCGGCAGCGGCACCGGGGGTGGACTGGGGGGATATAAGGGAAGTCGGTTTGTGTTGCGCCGCGTCTTCCGTCGAGGGGGCGACAGATGGGGCAGGTCTTGGGGTCCAGAATGCTGTGCCATACCCAGCCACCGGAGGCGAAGGGAGCTGGGGAGGTGGCGGTTTTTTGTTGTTGGCGGGCGAAGATTGCGCGTTCGACGTTGCCGCTAACGTCCCACACTGCGTTGGCAATTAGCGCGTTGTCGCGGTTCAAAATGGCGCTGTAAGTTGTGCCTCTGGCGTTTTTGGGTTGCACATAGCCACGCCTCGTGCGTTCTGCTACAACCGTCCGGGCGATCTCGATTGTGCTGTCTTCGCGCATTAGGCCGGTTTCAACCTTGGCGCGGATTGATCGCAGGTGGGTGTCCATGAACGGGCTGGTGCCGGTGATGGGGTTTACCTCGAAGAGTGCAAAGAGTGTCCTGCCGCCGGAGCGGGTGGTCTTGAGCAGGGTGTCTCCCGTGCGGGGTTTGTAGTCGCGCAACGTGGCGGCAAGCCCTGCGTAGGAAGAGGCGCGGGCAACGTGCTCACGCTCAATCGCCTCTAGTTCTTGCAGGAGGATGGTGCGGAAGGCGTTGTTGTAGTCGCGTAGCTCGTATGTGAGGGTTGGGAGTAGGGAACTCCAAATGACGTATCTGCTCATCCCGGTGCTGGGGAGGGAAGCGAGGAGCGATTGGCGTAGACGCCACAACAGCAAAAGCAGTAGCGCTTTGATCTTGTCCTGCACGTTGCGCTCGTTCTTAGAGAGAACGGCGTAGGAGGCGATTAGGTATTCGTCTGGGGTCACAACTCACCGACTGGGGGGTGGGGATTAGTTCGGGTTGCGACCGGGGCGCATCGGGGTGGGGAGCGTCTGGCTGGCAATGGAGTCGCCTTGACCTGCGTTGGCTTCGTTAGTGCGGTCTAACGCCGCTGGGTTCTGGGCTAATGGGTCCAGACCCATTGAGGTGTTTTGCTGGTCGATGTACTCCTGGGTGCGCGTGATCTCCTCCTGGATGTCCAGACCGGCGGGGAGCACTTCGCCCTGCTGCAGGATCTCCAGCAGTGTTTCTTGGGAGATCGCGTTCTGCATGAAGAGTTGGAGCATTGCGGTGATCTGGTTGCCGTCGATTAGACGGTTCTCGTAGTCCTGCTCGATCACCACTGTTGGGGGTTCGATCCCGACGTACTGGGCGGCAATCTCCAACATGTTGGTCATTGCGTTGGCTAGGTCGGCACTAATCAGCGCCATGATCGAATCGCTGTCGATCCGATCCATTCGTTTCGCTTCTGCAGCGGCGTTGGTGGTGTTTTGACGGGTGAGGGTGTTGATGCCGAGGCGGGAAATCTGCTCTTCGAGCGCTTCCAGGCATTTGAGTTGGGAGTCGAAGGCGTCGGTCGTGGGGGCGATGTATTCGGCGCCGCCGTCAACTGGGAGGAGGACTGCAGTGTTGACGCTGATGCCCACAGGAGAGTCGGCATCGGGGTCGAAGCCGCGCATCGTCAGGATCGGCATGGCGCCGACGTGGATGCTGTGCATGAAATCGCAGAAACGCTGGGCGTAGGCGATGTTTAGGTAGGCGACTTCCAGCAGGGGTGGGTTGCTGGTGAGGGTGGAAAGGCGGTTGCCGTAAACCGTGACAAGCGGGATGCGGTCGAGGTCGGTGGTGCCGGATTCGTAGATGCCCCAGCCCGCACCCCCTTCTTTGCGCCATAACTCATAACGACCTTTCTCCAAAACGCGCACCTGCTCCACTTCCTCTTCTCCGAAGCGGCCCACGTCTTCGAGCGCAATCTCGTGGATGCGGACTTGGGTCAGGGGGGCCTGGGGGTTGTTGTTTTCGGTGCGCCAGCCGCGTATTGACTGGGGGTTGACGTGGATTAGATAGGGCTTGGCGTTGTTGGCGCGTTGGGCGGCGAGGTTGGCAGCTTGGATCGGGGGGTAGTCCACGATTGCGCTGCTGTGGCCGTACAGCAGGGCGGTTTCCAGTTGCTGGCGGGCAAAACTGTTCAGCGTGGTGCCGTCACCGCATACGTTCTGGGCCCACTCCTCCCAGTAAGGGTCACCCTGTAGTTGGATGCCCTTGCGCAGGATTAGACCGGCGGCTTGAGACGCAAGGCGCTGGAGGAATGGGGGGAGGACGGCGTGGAAGATCCGGCGCTTATAGCTTTCGGGGTCTTCGCGGGGTTCGCTGGGGATTAGGCGGCGGGCGTCTTTGCGCAATGCGGCGGTTCCGCCAATGCACACGTTGATGGGGTCCCACTTGGGCAGCATCGCCCGTACCGCGTTGCTCCTAACTGCAGGGTCGTCGGGTGCTCCGGCTGGGGCGGGGATGGCAGAGCGCGTGAACGATTGGGAAGCAAGGAGTACGGGCGGCGCGGTGAAGTCGTAACCGGGGTAGGAGCTGTTGTTTGCGGCCATCCCGGCGATCTACATTGCGTACCCGAGGTTTCCGTTGCGGCGCAAAAGCGCGGTTTACTTGTAAATGAAGTTGCTGCCGCCTGTTTGATAGCGCTTTAGGCCGGCCAGGCTGTGGACGACATAACCGGCGGCATCCACGGGGCCCGATTTGTCGTCCAGACCGAGGCCGCTTTTGTCGGGGGTGCCTTTGGCGTTGTAGGTCTGCGTTTCGAGGGCGCGGATGAGGTACTTGCACCGGGGGTGGACCCGCAGGCGGTTGTGCAGGAGGAGCACGTTCATGCTGTTGACGCGATCGGCGACAAGGGGGTTGGAGTTTTGAACTTTGACGTGGAGGCCGTTGCGCTTCAGGATGGCGAGGTCTGATTCGGCGGCGTTTGTGGTGGTGCGGTGCTTTGAGGCGGCGTCGGGGACCACCGTTAAGAGACCGCGTTCGATGTGGCGGGGGTAGCGGTCGTTCAACATGGCCGCGACGGATGGGGTGTCCTTTGGGTGTAGTTCGTCTAGGAAGTGGAATACGTCGTTACGCCTGACGCACACTTCGAGGAAACAGTTGCCCACGTTGAAGTCAGCGCCGACGTAGATGCGGTCGTCTTCGCGTAGTTCTTCGTCACTCCAGTGGATGTCGCGATCGAAGTATGAGTAGACCGTTGTTTTGTCTAGGGCGGTGAAGTTGCCCTCGATGTAGGAGGCGATTAACTGGGGAGGGTAGGAGGCGTACAGGCTTTCGATGAAGCCTGGGGGGAGGTGGGGGTTGTCGGTGGTCTTGGCGCGAATGAGGCGCCTGTCGTCGCCGGCTTGTTCGTCGAACGTCTTCCACATCCAGTTGTAACCCTCTGGGGTGGATGCGACGGCGAGTTGAGGACGTTTTCCACCCCGTAATCGCGCCAAGATCATTTCTGATGCTTTTTGCGCTACGTCGGCGGGGGAGGTGTCGATTTCGTCCACCAACGCAAAGCTGAGGTTGGTGCCTCGGATGCGATTTGTGGTTTCGGTGGTGCGGCAGAGCAGGGTGCAGGGGCCGTGGGGCAGGTGGAGGATGTATTCCGGCTGGGGGGATACCCGGAAGTCGTAGTCGATGTTGAATTTTTCAAGGAAATCGTCGAAGCTGCGCATCCACACGTCGCGCAACATGACGCTGGTGGGCTCGAAGACGGCGGCGACGGTGTTTGGGTTGTCCATTGCCATGAAAACTGCCTTTGCCGTGAGCGCAAAGGTCTTGCCCGCGCCGAATCCGGCGCAATAACCCAAAAGCATGTGCTCCGTGTCGTCCACAAACTCCTTCTGGGGTGGGAGAAGGGCGTCGTAGATCTCCGTGCGCAGGTCGCTGTACTTACGAGTGCATCTTGTGGCGCTAGCTATCGGCGCTTCGAGGCATTTACCGCCAGGGACCGTAGCCAATACGCCCACACATACTCATGCGCTGGTATGTACATAGGGTAACAAGTTTGCTCCGGTGGCTAACGGGGGAGGGGAGGGGGTGGGGCAGAGGCGCGTCGGGGCGCAAGGGACCCACCCTAGGTAGGGAAGGTGTTTGTGACCGGAAATCGTAGAGAGGTAGGGGGTGGAATGAACCCCCCTGGCGGCGCTTGGGTGGGGGTGGGGGTGCTGCGGACTGCTGCGCGATGGGGTGCCCTGGG